ACTGGTGGTTTGACAATCGACTACGCAGCAGGAACGACTAACCCTCTTTTATCTTTATTTAATGATACTAATGGCGGCGGGGCTAAAATAAATTTCTCCGACCAAAGCACACCTTCACAAAACGGTACATTAATGTATGTACACAGTGATGGGGCCTCCTATGGAACTGGAAATGCATTTGTTTTTAGTGGAACAGAAACCTCTATGAATGTTGTTGCATTAGGTAACCTAGTGTATAGAGACGGCATATACAAAACGCCATCAAGTGGAACAGGAGCGGGTACTAGAAAAGATGCTAACTGGGATACCGCATACACACACTCACAAGCTGCTCACGCCCCGTCTAACGCTAACAATTACGTTCACCCAACAACTGCCGGCAACAAGCACATCCCCACGGGTGGTAGCTCAGGGCAGTTTTTAAGGTATTCATCATCGGGTACGGCCACGTGGGCAACACCTGATTATATTGCTAATACCAATACGCACACCCACCTAGACAGAACAGATAACAGAACAATATCTCCCAGTGAGTACTCTGCGGGTGATTTGAACTTTGGATTCACATCTTGGGGGAACAACAATACATCACCTTACGCAGATTTCTTACACTTGCGTTCTTACACTGATTCCTCAGGCGGTGCTGACAACATGGTTATGTTTAAGAAGTCGGGTGTTGGTATGCGGATTTGGCAACAAAACTTTGGCAGTTCCACTGCGTACTCTGATTACGAAGACGTCTGGCACACAGGCAACTTAACCACAACAAACAAAGCAAACTACGACACAGCCTACGGCTGGGGTGACCATTCGACGGCAGGCTACGCAGCTTCGTCACATACGCACTCTTATGATAACTACGGTTCATGGAACCTGAAGGTTGACGGTGTACAGAAGACTACCGTAACAAGCGGAGGAACCCTCGACATTCAAGGGGGCACCAATGTAACTACTACATACGGGGCAGGCGGAAGAGTGACTATCACATCTACAGATACAGACACAGTATATACCCACCCAACAACCGCGGGTAACAAACACGTTCCTACTGGAGGTTCAGCGGGTCAGTTCTTAAAATATTCTTCCTCAGGCACGGCTGTTTGGGCCGCAGATAACAACACAACCTATTCTGTAGGCGATGGAGGCCTCACGCAAAAGAATTTTACCACTACTCTTAAGACTAAATTAGACGGGATTGCAACGAACGCAAATAATTACACTCTACCGTTTACTAACAACTCTACAAATTGGAACACAGCATACGGATGGGGGAATCACACCAACGGAGGATATGCTGATTTAAACCATATCCGCTCATTAGGTACAAGTGCGTTTACAAGCGGAAGCAACCCTAATATAACTACAGCACAAGTCATAGCTGAGATAGAATCCGACGGCGGTTTCGATTCTTACTCATCTGTGTTTAAAACATCTTGGAGTTATGCAGGAAATTACAACTTAACAGACGCTGGTGATTTTAGTGAAACAGCGGGTAGTTCTTGGATTACTTGGACTGATAATTCTTCAGATTCGGTAAGAGGCAACATAACTACTTTAGCAATAGCCCCAAACACAGGCTCTTCCGCGGGTGGAGTTTTTATATATAACGACCAAGGTGGAGACTACAGTCCAGGGTGGAGGCAGGTTTGGACTAGCATGACAGACGGTTCCGGTTCAGGATTAGACGCTGACTTACTAGATGGCCAACAAGGTTCTTATTATGCTCCTAAAGCCTCGCCAGCGTTCACAGGCACCCCAACAGCCCCAACCGCTGCCGCAAACACTAACACAACACAAGTAGCTACCACTGCTTATGTGCAGACAGAACTTACAGACTTAATAGGTGGGGCACCGACTGCATTAAACACATTAAATGAACTAGCAGCAGCAATCGACGACGACGCATCTTACGCCTCAACGTTGACTACTGCGCTAGCTACAAAGCTACCACTAGCTGGTGGAACCTTGACTGGTTCGCTTACCATTGGAGATGGTTCAGCAGATACTAGATTGGTTATTAAAAGAGTAGACGGCACGGTTGCTGATGATATTCAGTTTTATAATGGCACCACTAGAGTAGGTGAGATTGGGACGCAAGACACTACGTGGCTAAGAATTAATCAAACCACAAACAAGAACATATTCACTCCTAGATACATTAGAGCTGATAATGGCTTCTATGTAGACGGTACAGCTAAAGGTATAAACGGGTCTGGTAATTTCATTGGTGGTACTATTACTGGAGCAAGCGATGCTAACGTTGCTAACTGGAACACAGCTTATGATAAAACCTTGCAATGGGATGGTAGTTCAACAGCTTTAACTGCCTCAACAGGTAGAACATCTTTAGGATTAGGTAGTCTCGCTACATTAAATTCAGTAGCCGCAGGGCAGATAGACGCTAATGCAGTTAATGCATCAGAGCTTAACGTGTCTGGTAACGGAACAACATCGCAGTATTTACGGTCTGATGGAGATGGTACTATGTCTTGGGTGACTCCCCCTGACAACAATACCGTTTATACCCACCCAACAACCGCGGGTAACAAGCACATCCCTACAGGGGGTTCTTCAGGGCAATTCCTGAGATACTCAGCTTCGGGTACGGCCACATGGGCTACCCCCGATTATATTGCAGACACAAACACAACTTACAGTGTTGGGGATGGCGGATTAACCCAGAAGAATTTTACCACTACTCTTAAAAGCAAACTAGACGGGATTGCAACGAACGCAAATAATTACACTCTACCGTTTACTAACAACTCTAGCAACTGGAACACAGCGCATGGGTGGGGTAACCACCAGAGCGCCGGGTATGCAACAACGACCACCTTGAACGGTACCGATAGAAGCTATATCACAGACAGCAGGGGAGCAGCAAGGGCACCTTCATACTATGATGATCGTTATGCCCAATGGGATTTCCAAAACGTTAACGATACAGGGGTAGGGGGCGATGGATGGCATGCGTTACTTACCGTTGCTAAGTGGTCGAGTTATGATGCAAGTCACAGGCAAGAACAGTTAATATTCTCCGGCAACGACTTATTTAGAAGAACAGCGTCAAGCGACTCTGCTTGGGGTACTAGTAAAAAGATATACGATTCCGGAAACTTAACCAACGTAGCTAAGACCAATGTAGCCAACAACTTCACCACCACTCAAAAGGTGACAGCAGGCGACCCCAGGCTGAATCTGGTTTCTTCCACAAGCCCATCGCTCACGGCAGGAATAGGGACTCAAGTAGGTGGCAGGCTATTGAGTTTTGGTACTAACTATAGCCAAACAGGAACTAGCACTACAGCTTATGCAGGTGGGTTTTTTAGAATTGATACAAGGGTAGGATACGAGGCTGAGTTTTTTACCGTTCAAAAGGCTGCCGTAACAACGGGTACTCAATCCGTTATCTTTAGGGTAAAGCAGGACGGGGACGTTGGTATTACAGGCGACCTTGGGATAGGTACCACATCACCCCTAGCGGCGCTGGACGTGAGAGGTACTCTACGCTCTGATCAAGAACAAGATACCGCGCCCGGCGGTACAACAGGCGTAGGGGAAATCGGAACACTGATAGGTGATGCGGGACCCGACGATACCGCTTTAGGCACACCTAACAAGTGGTTGAAGATAACCCTATCCGGCAATGACTACTTAATACCAGCATACGCAGAATGATACCAGCAACAGAAGAACTTTTAAAGAAGATAAAAGAAGGAGGGGTCCCCATCCGCAGCTTAACATTGGAAGAGTTCCAGCAAAGCATAAAGGGTCAATACAACGGAGGCTTAACAGATGCAAACCGCGTATCTTCAAACAAATAATAATTAATCATGGCAAATACATATGCATGGGATTTCCCCGCACTAGACGCTCACGTTGAGCATACCGACGCACAGGATCCCGCTAACACCGAGACAAACGTCGTTTACAACATTCACTGGCGCTACACAGCATCAGTAACCGTAGATGGGGAAGACTACACTGCAACGTCAATCGGTACACAATCACTAGAAGTGGAAGACCTTTCCACCTTCTCAGCTTTCGCTGACTTAACGGCTGAGGTCGTTGAGGGATGGGTGGAAGCAGCTATGGGTGCAGAAGCCGTCCAAGGGATGAAGGACAGCTTAGATGCTGATCTACTATCCGCTATTACTCCAACAACTATAACTTTAACTTTACCATCATGATCAAAAAAATCAAAAGTCTAGTAACTAAGCTAGGGGCCTGGGTACTAAGATTCAAGGACAGCCTCATCAAGTATCTCACTGAGAAACCTACACAGGTATCACTTACATTCACGTTAGGTCTTGCTATCGGTGTAATGGATGTGTCCCTAGGTATCTTTTTCCTTGCGGCCTATGCGCTAGTAATGCTTTACCGCAAAGGGCTTAAATAACAATTACACTTTAAAATGCTTATATTCACGTGATATAAGTAGTAGTACAATAACCAATTAAATCAAATCAAATGTCAAAAGAAGAGAAAATCACGCCAGAGGAGCTTGTTGAGCTCCAGAAATTCGTAGGCAATCTTAACCAAGTCCAAATGGAACTGGGTAAGTTAGAGCTACAAAAGAGCCAAGCCATCAGTGCCTATGCAGAAGTGCAGAAGTCCATGAGCGAGTTTCAAAAAGGACTAGAAGAGGCTTATGGCCAAGTGTCCATTAACATCGAAGATGGTACCATCACGGTACCTGAGGCTGAAGAAGCCACTGAAGGTGAGGGTAATTCGTAAGATTAGCATCGGGAGAGATTATAAAGACGGAGCAATGCATTACGCCGTAGGTCAAGAGGTCTACGGCGGGCATCGCATCGACAACATAATCCAGGAGGGAGACGAATACCACGTCTATATCCAAAAGGACAATGAGGTGCTGCCGTGGAAGTCGTTCAATCAGAACATGGCCATTGCGGTAGAGTACAGTTTAGAATACTAAGCCGTGCGGGCGCCTTATAGCTATATCATCCGGCCCGAGGAGGGTCGCACCACCTCTGTGAAGGAAGTGGGAGGGCAGGAGCTGATCCTTAACACCGAGCTACAGAATCACCAGTATGTTAGTCGTAGTGGGATTGTGTTGGAGAAACCCATCGTGGGGGACAGCAAGATACAGAAAGGTGATAATGTAATTGTGCACCACAATGTGTTTAGACGGTTCTACGATGTGCGTGGAGGAGAAAAGAATAGCGCTAGCTATTATAAGGAGAACAAGTTCTTCTGCTACCCTGACCAGATATTCTTATATAAGAAAGCTGGTTTGGATTGGAAAGCGTTTGAAGGATTCTGCTTCATTAAACCACTTGAGTCGCAGGACGACCTAAGCTTAGAAAAAGAGCACGCCCTCAAGGGGGTCGTTAAGTATCTTGACGATGGCCTAAGGGACGCGGGGATAGAGAAGGGAGATATTGTAGGGTTTACACCGGGCAGTGAGTATGAGTTCATCATCGACGGCCAGCGGTTATACCGAGTGCATACTAAATCAATTTCAATTAAATATGAACGCGAAGGAAACGAAAGAGAGTATAATCAAGGCTGGACGCAAAGCAATTGAGGAACTAATCAAGGTGGCCCACGAGCCTATTGTAGATTCCGAAGACGACTTGGCAGCTGACAAGCTTAAGAATGCTGCCGCAACCAAGAAGCTAGCCATCTTTGATGCGTTTGAGATACTTAATCGTATTGAAGAAGAGGAGTCTATGATATCAGGTAAGCCCCTGGATAAGCATAAGGCGGAATCCTTTAAGGGTTTTGCTGAAAGACGTTCTAAGTAATGTACGAGCAGTCATTAGTTAAGGAGGTTGAACCTTTGAAGCTGTCTCTTGTTAGTAGTATGAATAGTGCGAGGAAGTGGGAGTACGGGTACAACAAGGAACACGACATTATTGTTATCAGCAAGAATGGTCAGATTGGTAAAATCTACGATATTCAAGGTCTAGTTGTGGCTCTGCCAAAAATTAAAAAGCTAGAGAAGGGTAACGATCTAGGGGACAATAAATGGGTGGCAGCACAATATCCAGTAGAGCTAAAGAATATCAAGAACATATTCGATTGGAAAAAACACCCGGATAATTTTAAAGAGAGCTGGGAAGAGTATATAAACGATGAGTTTAAAAAGCGCGACGAAGGGCTTTGGTTTAGCAACAAGGGTGTTGACACTTACATTACTGGTAGCCACTACATGTATCTACAGTGGTCCAAAACAGATGTTGGTAAACCAGACTTCAGAGAAGCCAACAGACTTTTCTTTATATTCTGGGAAGCTTGTAAGGCGGACCCCCGAAGCTATGGAATGTGTTATCTCAAGAATAGACGGAGTGGCTTCAGCTTCATGTCGAGTGCTGAGGCCGTAAACCAAGCTACTATTTCTTCAGACTCCAGGTTTGGTATTTTGTCTAAGTCGGGTTCTGATGCTAAGAAGATGTTCACGGATAAAGTTGTTCCTATGTCGGTCAACTACCCATTTTTCTTTAAGCCCATACAGGATGGTATGGATAGACCAAAGTCTGAACTTGCTTACAGGGTTCCGGCGTCTAAGTTTACGCGTAAGTCTTTACATACGCATTCGGATTTGGAAGCGATTGAGGGGCTAGACACAACCATCGACTGGAAAAACACAGGAGATAACTCCTATGACGGAGAGAAGCTGCGATTATTGGTTCATGACGAATCAGGAAAATGGGAAAAGCCTGATAACATTTTGAATAACTGGAGGGTTACAAAAACCTGTTTGCGACTAGGTAGTCGGGTTATCGGCAAATGTTTAATGGGTAGTACTTCGAATGCTTTAGACAAGGGAGGAGAAAACTTCAAGAAGCTGTTTGAAGGATCGGATGTAACCAAGAGAAACAGAAACGGCCAGACAAAATCTGGTTTATACAGTTTATTTGTTCCCATGGAGTGGAATTATGAGGGTTTCATCGACGAACACGGTGCACCTGTCTTCCAAACGCCCACAGAACGCGTTTTAGGCCCGATGGGGGACGTTATAGACGTAGGGGTTATAGAACATTGGGATAACGAAGTTGAAGGCCTTAAAGGAGACCAGGATGGACTGAATGAATTCTATCGTCAGTTTCCCCGTTCTACGGAGCACGCGTTCCGGGACGAAACAAAGAATAGTATATTCAATCTGGTAAAGATCTACGATCAGATTGATTATAACGAAGGTATACGTAATAGTAATGTAGTGAACGTCGGTAACTTCCAATGGGAGAACGGCATTAAAGATACAAGGGTTGTTTTTAACCCGGATGCAAAAGGCAGGTTTAAAGTAACCTGGTTTCCAGATAAGCATGCGCAGAACAACGTTGTTAAAAAGAACGGAGTCATGCATCCAGGTAACGAGCACATGGGTGCTTTTGGGTGTGACTCTTATGATATATCAGGTACCACAGACGGGAGAGGCTCAAAAGGAGCATTACACGGTTTGACGCGTTTCTCTATGGAGAACGCCCCGCCAAACCACTTCTTTCTGGAATACGTAGCGCGGCCACAGACAGCAGAGATGTTTTTTGAAGATGTGCTGATGGCACTTGTGTTTTATGGGATGCCTTTACTAGCGGAGAATAATAAACCTAGATTGCTTTATTATTTAAGACGCAGAGGATACAGGGGCTTCTCAATGAACAGACCGGACAAGTCAATTAACAAATTGTCAGTAACGGAAAGAGAAATCGGAGGAATACCGAACTCAAGTGAAGATATAAAGCAAGCTCACGCGTCAGCGATTGAGATGTATATACAGAATTTCGTAGGAATGAAGGAAGATAATACCTACGGAACCATGTACTTTAACAGAACATTGAATGATTGGAGTAAGTTTGATATTACAAAACGAACCAAGTTCGACGCCGCAATAAGCTCAGGACTAGCCATAATGGCTTGCAACAAACATTTATATGCACCGACTAATAAAATCGAGAGAGATCAAGTAAACATAAGTTTCGCCAAGTACACCAACAGTGGTGCCACGTCGAAGATAATTAAAAACTATGGCTGAGTCAGTTACAAAGAGTTATTTCCCAAGTCAGGTTGCTAGCGACCTAGAGAAAGTCACCCCAGAGTACGGGATGAAAGTGGGTAAAGCAATCGAAAATGAATGGTTTAACAGAGGATCGGGAACAAACCGGTTCAAGAGCAACCAGGATACATTCCATAACCTTAGGTTATACGCACGTGGCGAGCAATCAATCCAGAAGTATAAAGATGAGCTATCCATTAATGGTGACTTATCTTACCTTAACCTTGACTGGAAACCGGTACCTATCATATCTAAGTTCGTTGATATTGTGGTCAATGGTATTTCTGAGAGGACATACGATATTAACACGTATTCTCAAGACCCATACGGTGTAGACAAGCGCACTAAATACATGGAGAGTATCATTCGTGATATTAGAACTAAAGACCTTAACGACTTTGCTAGTGAGGCTTTTGGCATCAGCTTATACGAGAATGCCCCCGAAATGTTACCGGAGTCGCAGGAAGAACTGGATTTGCATATGGCACTTACTTATAAGCAAGGCGTGGAAATTGCTGAGGAAGTTGCACTAAATACCATCCTTGATGGTAATCGTTACGAGCTAACGCGTAAACAGATCAACTACGACCTAACGGTATTAGGTATTGGGGCTGTTAAGAATACATTCTCTAAAGCAGAAGGCATCAAGGTAGAATATGTTGATCCGGCGGATCTTATTTATTCATACACCGAGTCACCATACTTTGAAGATATCTACTATGTGGGTGAGGTGAAGACTATACCTATCAATGAGCTTAAGAAGCAATACCCAGATATGGACACTGAAGAGTTGAAGAATGCCTCCAAGCATGGGCTGCAGGGTACTGGTTCAGCCTACTCTAATGGCACTGAAACGGATTCCAACACTGTGCAGGTATTGTATTACAACTTCAAGACCTACATGAACGAGGTTTATAAGGTTAAAGACAATGCCACTGGCGCAAGCAAAATCATTATTAAAGATGACCAGTTTGATCCGCCCATCGAGCTTCAAGAGCAGTTCTCTAAGATTTCACGGTCAGTAGAGGTTGTTTATGAAGGAGCAAAGATTCTAGGCTCTGATAATGTGCTTAGCTGGGGTATCGCTAAAAACATGATGCGACCTAAGAGCGATTACACGAAGGTCAAAATGAATTACAGCATTGTTGCGCCACGCATGTATAAAGGGCGTATTGAAAGCCTTGTTGGCCGTATTACTGGTTTTGCTGATATGATTCAGCTCACCCACTTGAAACTACAACAAGTCTTAGCACGCATGGTGCCGGACGGGGTATACCTCGACGCTGACGGGTTAGCTGAAGTTGATTTAGGCAACGGTACTAACTACAGCCCTCAGGAAGCATTAAATATGTTCTTCCAAACAGGTAGCGTTATTGGCAGGTCTATGACCGCCGACGGCGACATAAATCACGGCAAGGTTCCTATTCAGGAACTACAATCAGGTTCCGGTAGCAATAAAATAGGTACACTTATTAATACGTATAACTATTACCTGCAAATGATTCGTGATGTTACGGGTCTTAACGAAGCGCGGGATGGGTCTCAACCGGATGCAAAAGCTTTGGTCGGTGTACAGAAAATGGCAGCGGCAAATTCTAATACGGCTACACGTCATATTTTGAATTCAGGACTGTTCTTAACAGCCGAACTTGCGGAAGGTATTTCTTTACGTATATCTGATATCTTAGAATACTCGCCAACTAAGTCTGCATTCATTCAGAAGATTGGTGCACACAATGTAGGAATTTTAGCAGATCTGGAAGACCTGTACTTGCACGATTTTGGTATCTTTATTGAGCTAACACCCGACGAAGAGGAGAAGGCAATGCTGGAGAATAACATCCAAGTAGCTTTAGCTCAACAGGGTATTGACTTGGAGGACGCAATCGATGTACGCGAAATTCGCAATCTTAAGCTAGCTAACCAGCTCCTTAAATTACGCCGTAAGAAAAAAGACGAGCAGGCGCAGGCATTGCAGCAACAGAACATTCAAGCGCAGGCTCAGGCTAATGCACAAGCACAGCAAGTAGCAGCTCAAGCGGAAGTCCAGAAAGAACAGGCTATTACTCAAATGAAGCTACAGCTTGCAGAAGCGAACGCTGGATTTGATTCCCAAAAGCTAATGCAGGAGGGGCAGCTGAAAAAAGAGCTCATGGCGTATGAGTTTGAAATGAATATGAAATTACGTGGCATGGAGGTGGAAGCATCCAAAGGCCGCGATAGCGCCAAAGAAGATCGTAAAGACGATCGCACTAAGATCCAGGCATCACAGCAAAGTGAACTGATTGACCAGCGCACAAACAACAAACCACCAAAGTCCTTTGAGTCGTCAGGTAACGACACTATGGGAGGCGGTTTTGGCTTAGGTTCTTTTGATCCTAGGTAATATACACTTGTATAATCTTATAATATCTTATTATGTCTGAAAATAATGAAGACGACGCAACACCTGAAAATGTTGTACCAACACCGGAGACTTCTCGTGAAGAGGATGTCGCCATTTCTGCTCAGGAGAGCAGTGAAAAAGAACCCGTAGATAGCGACACTGTTCGTCTTGATATGCGGGATTTCGTTGAAAAGGAGCAGGAAGCTGAGCCTGAAGCGAATACAGATGAGCCTGCAGCTGAACAACCGACTGAAGAAGTCGTGGAAGCAGTGGCAGAAGAAGCTCAAGAAGAAATTCCTTCACTTGAATTAGTGGAGGAGTCTGATGAAGAGCCTGAAGAGGAAGAGCCCGTAGCTGAAGAACCTACGATTGAGCAGCCACCAGCAATTGAATTGCCGGAGAATGTTCAGAGTCTAGTTGATTTCATCAACGAAACTGGCGGTACAGTAGAAGACTACGTACTCCTTAACAAGGACATTAGCGAACTCGACGACAAAGCTATGTTGCGCGAGTACTACCAGCAATCAAAACCTCACCTCGACTCTAGTGAGATCGATTTTCTTATCGAAGATAAATTCGATTACGAAGAGGATGTTGACAGCGATCGCGAAATCAGACGTAAGAAGTTGGCGTTTAAAGAGGAAGTCAATACAGCTCAGAAACATCTGAATGGAATGCGTGAAAAGTATTACCAAGATATAAAATCTGGCTCCCGGTTAACACCGGATCAGCAGAAGGCTGTGGAATTCTTTAATAGACACAACGCAGAAGCGGAGGAGACATCTAAAGCGGTGCAGAAGCAGACACAAACGTTTTTAGACAGGACCGATAAGGTCTTCAGCGACAAATTCAAAGGTTTTGAGTACGAAGTTGGGGATAAGAAATATCGTGTTAATGTCAAAGACTCGGAGACGGTTAAAACAGCTCAAAGCAATATCAACAATTTTGTCAAGAAGTTTCTTGGGGATGATGGAACGATAAAGGATGCTAAGGGCTATCATAAATCTCTCTTTACTGCAATGAACCCCGATGTCATCGCTAACCATTTTTATGAACAAGGCAAGGCTGATGCTATGAAAGATAGTATTCAGCGTTCCAAGAATGTCGATATGGATCCTAGAGGGACTCATGAAAAAGTTGACAATATTGGCGGCTTTAAAGTAAGGGCAGTTAGCGGGGATGATTCTTCAAAGCTTCGATTTAAACTAAGTAAATAATCCTCAAATAAACATATTATGAGTTTCAATACAGGCGGGGCCTATCCCGCTGGGCTGACACCAGCCCCAACAAAAACCCTTTTTGACAAGAACTACTTGTCAATTAGCGGTGGTGACTTTGATTTCACCAAACAATTCCTTCCCGAAGTATACGAGAAGGAAGTAGAGCGTTACGGCAACCGTTCAATCTCTTCATTCCTACGTATGGTAGGCGCTGAGATTCCTATGGCTTCTGATGAAGTCGTCTGGAGTGAGCAAGGCCGTTTGCACGTTGCCTACAACAATGTTAAAGTTGCTACAGCCAACACTGCTAGTGACAGCACCCTTAACATCACTGGGCACTCTATCCGCGCTAACCAGACTATTATTGTTTCTGTAGGCGTTACCACTGTTCGTGCGTTTGTCGTTTCTGTAGCCACCGATTCTATCGAGGCTAAGCCTTATGACTCTGTCGACTGGCCCGCTGCTTTTGTAGCCGTGACAACCAACCCTGATTTAAAGGTGTTCGTTTACGGTTCTGAGTTTGGTAAAGGTTCTGCTGGCATGCAAGGGTCTATCGACGCTGGTTTCCAGAAGTTCTCTAACAGCCCAATTATCATCAAAGACAAGTACAGCATCAGCGGTTCTGATACTGCACAAGTTGGATGGGTTGAAGTTACTTCAGAAATGGGTACTTCAGGTTACCTTTGGTATTTGAAGTCTGAGCACGAGACTCGCTTACGCTTCGAAGACTACTTGGAGATGGCAATGGTTGAAGGTGAAAAAGTGGACCTATCGGCTACTGGCCGTGATGGCGCTAACATCACTGACGCTAACTCTCAGACTGTTCGCGGTACTGAAGGTCTATTCGCAGCTATCGAGAGCCGTGGTCTAGTATTCAACGATCATGATTTCAACAACACTACCGGTTTGACTGGTTTGGCTGAATTCGATCTTATCTTGGCTGAGCTAGACAAGCAAGGCGCAATCGAAGAGAACATGCTTTTCTTGGATCGTGGCACTTCTTTGGCTATTGACAACATGTTGGCACGTGCTAACTCTTACGGTACTGGCGGTACTTCTTACGGCGTTTTCAACAACGACGAAGGTATGGCTTTGAACCTAGGGTTTAGCGGTTTCCGTCGCGGTTCTTATGATTTCTATAAGACCGATTGGAAATATCTCAATGATGCAGCTACTCGCGGTTTGACCGCTGACGTAGACGGTGTTGTTGTACCAGCAGGTGTAACCACTGTTTATGACCAGAATCTAGGTAAGAACATGCAGCGTCCATTCCTTCACGTGCGCTATCGCGCTTCTGAAGCTGATGACCGTCGTATGAAGACTTGGATCACTGGTTCTGTAGGTGGAAACTTCACCTCTGATATTGACGAAATGAACGTGCACATGCTTTCTGAGCGTTGCTTGTGCGTACAAGGAGCCAATAACTTCATCATGCTTAAGGACACTACTGCCTAAGCAATACTTGTAAGTAATTTACCCCTGACCTTATGGTTGGGGGTAAACCTTACTATTATTTATCTTATATAATTATATCATGGCAAAGAAAAAAGCCGTAGCAGCTCCAGAGATGGAGGCTACACCCCAAGTGGAAATGCAAGCGCCACCAGTAAAAGCTGCACCTATCAAACAACCTGCCGCACCAAAGACACCGGAGTGGGAGATAAAAGACAGGGTTTATTATCTGATTTCTCGGAAGAGGCCTATTATTGTGACGGTCCCCTCTAAACATTCCTCAAAGCGTTCGCTTTTATGGTTTGACAAGGAGTTAGGTTATCAAAGAGAACTGCGCTACGCAAGCAACCAACCATCTCCATTCGTGGATGAGCAAGAGGGAGCCGTAACATTAGCGCATATCATCTTCCGTGACGGCACATTAACAGTGCCTGCTCAACAAATCGCTTTGCAAAAGCTATTGTCTCTGTACCATCCCTTAAAAGGGAGCTTGTACGAAGAGTTCAATCCTGAACAAAACGCAGAAGTGGAAGTTGATAATATCGAACTAGAATTAGATGCGATGAATATGGCACACGATATGGATATCGATGAGATTGAAGCTATCATGCGCGTAGAAGTCGGTTCTAAGGTACGTGAGATGTCCTCTAGAGAGCTTAAACGAGATGTACTGATATTCGCTAGGAACAACCCTAAAACGTTCCTATCTTTAGCCTCTGATGAAAACGTGTATATCCGGAGTATGGGTATACTAGCTGTTGAGCAGGGTCTAATGGAGCTGGGTGATGACCAACGTACATTTATGTGGAAGTCAACAGGTCGCAAAGTAATGACCGTTCCCTTCGGGGAGCAACCTTATTCGGCACTCGCCGCATATTTCAAGACCGATGAAGGTGTTGAGGTATACCAGAGTATCGAGAAACGATTGAAATAATCAAACTTCATGGTCGTCAAGTCGCTCAAAATGGGTGACTTGACACTATGATTTAACTAAAAATTATGGCAGTAAGCGTAGATACAGTTTATCAAAGGGTTCTGGCAATCCTAAATAAGGAACAACGCGGGTTCGTAACCCCCGAAGAGTTCAACCTTTTTGCCAACCAAGTACAGCTTGATATGTTTGAGCAGTACTTTTACGATATTAACCAGTTCGGCCGCATGTCCGGTAACGATACTGAGTACTCTGATATGTTGGATAATCTTAACGAAAAAGTTAGTTTATTCGAAAAGGAGGCAACATTAACTAGAAGCGGTAATCACTACCTGCTACCTGCGGACATGTACCGAATAGGCACTGTTAAATACAATTCTATCGAAGTAGAGCGCATAAACAAAAATGAATATTTATATGTCAGCCAAGCGCCACTTACGAAACCTACTAACGCTAGGCCAATATATACAAAAGGCCTTAGCGGAATCAAAGCTTATGGCACTGCTGAACTTACTGGTGCAAGTGATATTAGCTGCAATTATGTTAAAAAACCTGCTAATGTAGTGTGGGGTTATACTACGGTTTCAGGTAGTGCACAATATAACGCTTCTACATCAACTAACTTTGAGGTACACGCCTCTGAAGAAGTGGATTTGGTTTTAGGCATTTTAGCCTTAAGTGGCCTACTCATAAAAGACCCTGCAGTATACCAGCTCGCTGCGCAAGAAGAGCAACAGGGCATTAACCAAGAAAAAGCTTAATAGATGGGATTATTTACCGGAACAGAACAAAGTTATTATGAGGGCAGTGATCAGGGCAACTACCAGTTTGTATCTTTAAATGATATCATAACTAATTTTGTGATTATCTATGTAGGAGAAGACAAAGCTATATCTAAGGTTAAGCGTTTGGATGTTGCCTTCCACGCACAACGAGCCCTCCAGGAACTAAGCTACGACACTTTGCGCTCTGAAAAATCACAAGAGATTGAAGTGGGACCTGCACTAACGGTGCCAATCCCTCACGACTTCGTTAACTACGTTAAGCTCACCTGGATGGATAACTCTGGTATTGAGCGTGTAATCCACCCAGCTAGAAAGACTAGCAATCCAAAGGCTTTACTACAGGATGGTAATTTTGATTATCTTTTTGATGGTTCCGGCAACTTAACCGCAGCTGCAGATTCTGAGACTTGGGGTAAATACAAGGCATCAACCGCTAGCGACTCTACAGAGGAAAAGGATTCTTATCCGGAAGAGGACCAGTCTTACGGTCGTCGGTTTGGTATTGACCCACAGTTTGCTCACAACAACGGTTCATTCTTTATTGATCCTATTAAGTCTAAATTCTACTTCAGCTCTGATCTCACAAATGCGGTAGTGACTATTAAATACATTAGTGATAGTCTTGCTACGGATGCGGAGATGCAGATTCACAAATTTGCTGAAGAAGCAATGTATAAATCTATCGCCTATGGAATTCTTTCCGCTCGAGCAAATGTGCCTGAGTATATCATAGGTCGATTTAAAAGAGAAAGAGCCGCTGCTATTAGACAAGCCAAGTTGCGTTTATCGAACCTTAAGATTGAGGAGATCAACCAAATCATGAAAGGTAAGTCTAAGCAGATTAAACACTAAGGAATATGCCACAGCTGAAACACACGTTCACTTCCGGGAAGATGAATAAGGATCTCGACGAGAGGCTTGTTCAGAACGGGGAATACATCGATGCTTTAAACATACAAGTCGGACACTCAGAAGGTTCTGACCTGGGCGCTATTGAAAA